ACTTATACATGACCTTCTCTGCCATTACGAATCATCCTCTACTACTGTAATGTTGAAATCATTCAGTGCCAGAAACTTATTAAACTGACGAACAATTTCCTGTGGGTTGCTATCTAGGTCAACATCAAACTCGATGTTGCTGCTGCGATTTAGATGATCATCGTCGCTGTTGTAAGGGACGCGAGTACTAAAACTAATCTCCAACTTATTCATCAATATTTTCCTTTGTTATTTTATAAGTCATTTCGTTGGAATTATACCAACTATCATCAATTTCGCCATTCTTGCGGAGGAAATTATGGGAAAATTCATCCCAAATTTCCTCCGAAGGCGCAGACCAAATAAGATTCATTGTCAGTAAATCGGGAGAAAATAATTGAACAGCAGTAATATTTCTTTTTGCTGCTTCAGTCAAAATCCGATAGATATCTTCTTCTTCTTGCGGATCGCTCCACAAAATACTGGTATTTGGTCTAGTTACAGTAAGTGTTGATTTGAACATTAGACTGACGAGGTGGGTTCCATTGCCAACCAGTAATCGATATCCCGCGAGTTGCTCTTGAAGTGCAGTGCCTTCTTCTTACCAACAGCAACAGTGTAATCATCAGTGATTACCTTGAGATTCTCAACCTTCAGTCGAGCATCAAACACAGGTGCCTGATCAGTTGTCAGAGTCTTCTTATACGAGTTTGCTGCAGAGTTCGCAGGATCGCCAACCTTCAGAGTGACGCTGTTACCATCCGAAACAATGCTAATCGTCGACGCAGAAACAATCGAGGCAGCACGCTGAATCATTGTGATGTCAGCAGCAGTTAGAACGAATGTAAAGACAGGATCGATATCCAGCGCCTTATACGGCGAGGCAGTTACGACACTGGCATCTGAATAGAAATATTCAAACTCAGAACCATCCTTGCTGATGTGGATGCTTGCGTCATTAAACTCTACATCCTGGTCTTCCATGAGAGTAAGCAGACCAAGCAAACTGTTGAGGTCGTAAATCGCAAACTCACGAGGGAAACTCTCTGAGATATTAGCAAGCGCAAGAATATTCTTACCCGCACTCACGGTCGAGAGAACATTACCCTGCTTAACTACAAGATTGCCATTGATACCAGCAAAGTTCTTAAGCAAAGTAAGTGTTTCGTGTGAAATCTTCATAATATATTAGTCCTTCTTCTTTTTGGTTTTCTTGGTTTTATCACCAGATAAATCGATTATACCTGGAATATCGAGAGAAGTCAATAGAGAACTGGTCCCCATGTTATGTTGACCCCAATCAGGAAATGCTGCATGTTCTGTATTGAGAGTAATAGTTCCATCAAGTTCTGCTGTCTTAAACGTTACCGTGTTCAAACGATAACGATCGTCTTCATCGTCAACTGCCTCAGTATATTCCTTATCATGAACATACATCGCAATGATGGCATAATGGATAACCTTCATGAGATCCTTGCGCCAGTCCTTGGGTGTTCCCTTGTGACCGTAACGCTGGGCATACTTCATGATGTTGCCAATGGTAAACCCTTCACCGTGACCGCCATCGATAATGAATTCAGTTGCCTGAAACTTATTCTGCGAGTAGTGCTCATCATAGGTGGAATTTACGTAGTCGGTGATCTGCCGAAGCAGATCACCCTCATTATATTTGTATTTAATTGTCATTGTATCTCCTTAGAACGGGACTTCTTCATTAATGTGATTGAAGTAGGAATCATCATTGCTGGTAGTCTTATCTTCACCAGCATCAACCTTGTTGTAAAGGTCGAGGAAGGCAGACTTCGTGTCGCTATCAAAGCGATTGACGCAGAGTTCGATTGCCTTCGAACGCGAACCAAACATGGCATAGGCATTGACGATGTGCTCAAGACGACGAGTCGAAACCAGTTCTTCAACGCCACCATCATAGAAGGTCTTACGGATAATATCCGCCCACGTGACCAACTTATCGGCGAACTCGTCGTCGATCTTGTTCGCCTTCTCCATCTTGTTCAGAATAATCTGCTTCTCAATCTTGAGCGAAGGATATTCCTGCTCAACGGTGATGGCAAAACGCTCAAGGAACGCATCGTCGAGGATCTGGGCAGACATAAACTTGCCATCGTCAGAACCACGACCCTTCGTGTTCGCCGTAGCGATAACGTTGAAACCAGACTTCGGATAGATGGTCTCGCCAGTCTTCTTATTGAAGTATGGTTTACCTTCAAGGATCGCCTGAAGGCACATCATCTTGTTCGAACCACGGTCGATTTCGTCGAGGATAAGGATCGCACCACGCTTCATGGCAGTGAGAACTGGACCTTCACGATAAACAACGTTACCGTCGACGAGGGTGTTACCACCAATCAGATCGTCTTCATCAGTTTCGATAGAGATGTTAACACGCATACATTCGCGCTTCAACTTGGCGCAAACCTGCTCAATCATCGTGGTCTTACCGTTACCAGACAGACCAGAGATGAACGTCGGATAGAAAACCGCAGACTTGACAATCTTGGTAAGGTCGCGATAGAAACCGAACGGAACATAAGTCTGGTCGACCGATGGAACAAGGTTCTCAACAGTGGTCTGCAACTTGGGTTGAATGACCATCTTAGGGGCAGTCGCAGCGACAGGGACAGCAGAAATGGTTGACATCAGCGGCGACAGGTCATACGAACCACGCTTGATCATACGATCGCGCTGGAAAATCCAGCCAGGATACTTCATACCGAGAGACTCGGCAGCGGCGACAACGTCGCGCTTACGGAAAACACCATTGTTGGTGTTGTTAGCGGAAAGGTACTCAATCAAAGTTTCACGGTTCGTCATAAAAAATCCTCACATCACATCATAATATAAAACATTCTACCTCGAAACGGTAGAAAAGTCAAGCCGCTTTTTCACCATAGAGATAAGAAAGATAACCAGCGATATAGGCATCAGAAGCGCCAACCATCACGCGAAGCTGGGACACGATAAAATCAAGTTCAATAGACTCAACCCAACCACCCTCAAAATCTTCACGAGCAGTAGCGAAACCATCAGCGAACGAAGTAAAATCAGACATCAAGAATTCCTTTCTCATCATATATACACTCTACCTCGAAACGAGAGAAATGTCAAGCACTTTTTTCGTTTCGAGGTAAAATAATTTTAAGCAACTGCCCGAATCATTTTTCCGAGCAGCACGCGATTGGTTTGCTTCTTGTTCTGGAACTTCTTAAATGCCTTGGTCAGTTCCTTAGCATCAGTCGCATCTGTATCCAGAACATCGGCATCAATACCGAGTTCCTTACCACCAGGAACGAGGAAGCGATCGTCATAACCACCAGACTTGGTGACATGAAAATACTTACCCTTGCTCCATTCTTCCTTCCACTTGGTGGAGAAGTCAGCAGACTTATAGAGACGCTGGGCAAAGTACTTCGCATTGTAATCCACGATGAAGAAATTCATGGTGCGCGAACCAGTCGCCTTGCGATAGAGTTCGAGCAGTGCTTCCTGCATCTGGTTGCGCTGGTCATCATGATACTTGACAGTTACATTCGCACCAGTCTTGGCATCCGAAATAGTCAGGTTGCGTGCCGACCAGCGAGAATACTTACCACCAACCGTAACGTTGTCATCACCATCACCATCCGTCACAAACACAGTGCTGAGAACTTCAACACGATGCTTGTTACGGAACTGTTCGGCAATCGAACGAGCAAGAACAATCGATTCCTCGAGAGGAGTCGACGCAAGACCCATGAAATCAGGCAGACGATAGGTATTGCGAGTTTGGTAACGACGACGAGTTTCAAATGCCTCAGCGCACATCAACAGATTGCGAATCATCTGGTTGAACATACCAGCAGAGCAGTTGCTGCTCATAAACTGCAGAAGGAAGAATCCATGACGAGCAATGTCAATACTGCGGTCATCATTCGATGACTGGCGATTATCAATCATCTTACGGGCATTAGGATACGCATCAGATACCATGTTGTTGTTCGTGAAACCATAAACTTCGAAGGGGATACGAACCTTACGGCAGAACATCATCAACGTAACCAACTGCTCAATCGAACCCTTCATGTTACCAGACATAGAACCAGACATGTCGAGGAACAGAAGCATACCATGGTTCTTACCATCAGGAACAACCGTGTTACGAGCAAACAGATCTTCGCTGATCTTGTGCGCCCAAACGCGATCAACATCAAGACGACCTGTCTTAGAGATCGATGCACGAGCAAACTGCGATGCCTTACGCTTCATTTCAAATTCCTGAACCATCAGGTTGATATACTTCTGGTTCTTATCGCGGAACTGAACGAACAGGTCGTTTGCTACAGCAACAGAGTCGAGTTGTTCGTGCGTCCACTGGTCCTTGTGAACGGTCGGTGCCATATTGTCAAGCAACCAATTCATCGGAACCACATAGTTACGAGGATCTACTTCGCGCAGAACACCATATTCATACGGACGCGATTCGCTATCGATGAAAGTATCTTCCATCTGGCGGAAGAACTGGTCGGTGATACCAGCAGGATCATCGCTGTAGGTTGGTTCGGCAGCAGTCGTCGAAGAACCTTTTTGCTTTTCACCCTGTGAGTCATCACCAGCACGTTCGGAATCAGCAGCATCATCCGACTTCTTTTCGCCAGCAGAGGCAGGAGATTTACCTTCACCCTTGTCATCGGCAGCATCGGCAGTTTCGTCAGACTTGTCATCGCTCTGCTGAGCATCCGACGAGGAAGGAGCAGAAACTTTAACGTTGGTAGGTTCACCCTGACCATCACCATCGTCGTCACCGTCTTCTATAACACCCGACAGAGCATCCATCAGATCGTCAAGGTCAAACTCAGGTTCAGGTTCAGACTTCGCGAGTTCGTAGAGTTCGGCAGCGAGAGCAGCGACATCATCCCAAGTCTTCATCGCATCGATGCGAGCGATATATGGTTGCTCATCGTTCGAGAACTGAACGTTCAGGAAAGGACCAACCTTGTAGTGCAGATTGATACGGTCAATAAAACGGAGAGTGCTAAGGTCGCGACCCTTCACGCCGAAGAAGTTCTTGTCGAACAGTTCCTGATAACCAGTGAAGAAGTTCTTGCGGATACCAGGAAACTTGTCCTTGATCATACGCTCGATACGAGCATCTTCAAGGATGTTCAGATAGGACTTGATACCCATACCACGAGCATCGATCTCACCGTGCCAACCCTTGGCGGGAGTATAGAGTGCGTGACCAACTTCATGACCGATAAGCAGGTCATAAAGATCGTTCGACATATCTTTCCAGATAGGGAGGATGAGAGTACGGTTCTTGAGGTCGAAGGCAGCAGTCTGAACCTGCTGGTGTTCGACGCGAAGGTTCTCAGTGGCAAGCAACCGAGCGAGCGTAGATTTCTGGTTCGTATTCATAACAGCACCTCATTCATAATCAATATAACCACTCTACCCGATTTTGGCAGAAATGTCAAGCCGTTATTTTCGTGCAAGGTAATTATTTTTATGTTGCGTGATGTTTTTATATCCCATCTCACCTAGGAGATCGAATAATTTTAATCTTGTATTTTCAAACCACGACTCTTGCCAACACTCAAAAATAATTGGCGGGTAGTTATTTTCTTTCAGAGTTTCTTTTGCACCAAGCAAGACGTTCAATTCCATACCCTCAACGTCAATCTTGATAACATCAATCTCACGGAAAGCATACTCATCAAGAGTCTTAACATCGTAGTGCGTTAGGAAATCCCACTTAGAAAATTTGCCTGTGGTTGTTTTACTTTTATACTGCTCAACACTAAAATTCAATGTCAATCCACCGATGTTAGCAGAAGTCCTGTAGTCAGGAACACCACCCATTAGTCGCATTGCCTTCTCAGCAAGACCATGATTATGAGACTCAACGTTGGTTAATGAATTCAGGAATACATTGGTATTGAATTGCTGAAACACAACTCTCTGCGGTTCAAATCCAATAAATCTTGCATCAGGATATTCTTTAGCAAGAGGAATAGAGAATGAACCCAGATTACAACCGATGTCTAGAACGACACCAGTTCGTATAAACTGCCTTGCCAACTCTTGTGTTTGTTTTTCGAAGTGTCCATATTTACGTATGGAAGTCGAGATATAGTCTCGAGTTTTGAACAGAGCATAATGTATTCCGTTGTCAGTTGTGACAACTTCAATATCAGGAAGCATCAGTTGCAGCGAACAGTACGCTTTTCGTAGTAGTCGCCGTAGCGGTCATAACCACTGCTGATAACTTCGCGACAGTAAGAACGACGATAGTGATAATCATATTCACGATCGTAGACTTCGCGTTCAACATTCCGATCTTCGGTTCGCTTGCTGCTTGCTGCAGCACCAAGTATAAATGCGCCTACACCGATGGCGATTGCCTCACCAGTGCTAATACGCGAGTGATGTCCGCGACCCTGACCACCACGGTCACGGTGCTTTGCTTCGGCAGCAACAGGAGTGGCAAGAACACTAACAGCAATAAGACCTGAAACAATTTTCTTCAACATACTTCTTCTCCTTTAATAACGAGTCATCGTGCCATCATGATGGGCAAGATATGCTTCAAACTTCACATTAGGGTATTCTGATGAGAGGCCCTTCAGCATTTCCAGATTTGATACAGCATCGTCGAACAGGCGAACACGAGAGTATTTACCTGTATCGAGATATTGTTTGATGTAGATTTTCTTACCCTCAGCAGAGTTGGCAGCATTGAGATTACCAGCACGGTGAACGTGGATATCGTCAATGTCAATACCTTGCTTACGGAAGGTGTCTAGGAACATGTCACGGTCATCGAAGTCAGCGCGAGCAGTGATGACAATCATCTTGCTGCCCTTCGCCTTGACGTTCTTGTGAATTGCGATTAGTTTACGGATCGCCTTAGCAATCGGTTCGGAGGTGTCGCGGAAGTGGCGAGCATCTCGGAATTCTCGGAAGTCGTAGGACTCACCAGCACCCAACTTGTAGGTGTTAAATTCTTGGTTTGAAAGTTTACGAACGATTTCGCCACCCCTCATTACATAGATGAGTGCTTTTGTGTTGAAGAGGGTCTCGTCAATATCCCAAATGGTCAGGCCAGCACCCTCTTCGCGTTCGAACAAATAATCTTTAAAACCAATCATAGAATCAATATACCTGCTTTTTCTGAAAAAGTCAAGCCTATTTATTCATCTGTGGTTTTTTTCCTGCGCTTTTTTGGTTGTTCAGGTTCTTCTTCCTTGCTCTGCGCCCCAACACGGTGCTCAAGACGCTTCGCAACTTCTTCGGCATCCAACCAGATGTCCTTGTTATCAAGCATCGACTTGATTTCTTCAGTCGTTAGGAAGTCCTTATAGAAGGAGGTGAACAGTTTCTCAGACCAAGAACGGAAGTGCGTAATCTGGTCATACATTTCACCACCCTTACCAATAGTTCCGCTTGAGTAGTTATGGAACATGAACATGGTATGGTCAGAGAGTTCGTAGCGATCGCCGCTGAGGAAAACCAGAGTAGCAGCACTCATGCAAATACCCTCGACGGAGCAGACAATAGTCGCATTCGATTCTTGGATTGCGCGAACCAACTGCATAGCAGAGAATAGGTCGCCGCCTTCGCTGTTAATACGAATGTAAATTATATCGGTCTCACCTGCTGCTCGGAGGATTTGAAACCATTCAACATATTCTTCTGCGGGTTTAATCTCACCACACAGATAGAACGTCACTGCAGTCGCTACAGGTTGCGTAAAGAATTTTGGTTTTTGAGGAGCATGATCATACTCGTTCATAATATCTCGTGATCGCGGTGATCTTGTCAATTTGGTTATCAATGATTGGTGTCCTATTCGGCCAGTGGATGTATTCCTTTTCAGGATTTTTCATCAAATTATAAAGGAGAGGCAGAATTAGATCTTCTACCTGTTTTAGTTTTTCAGAGACTTCCATTTCTACAAGTCTCTTGTGCTCTGCGATAAGACCAGATTGGTCAGACGTTAGTAGTCTTGCTTCGAGATCATAGAGTTTTGCCATGATCTCATCTTTCAGGTCACCCGCATCTATAGTCTGGGAACTATATGGTTCTGGAACGTGAATTACTGTTTCGGTTGGATCCTCAAATGTGAATCCGAAATCATAGGTTGTGTTGGACATATTTCCTAATATACCTCTTTGCTCGTTTGTTTAAAGACTTTAGTGCCATATCGAGTTTCAACTGAGATACATGATCAGAAAAATTCAAACCTTCCATGTGATCAAACTCATGCTGTGCGATTCTTGCCTGCAGTCCAATGAAAGTTTCAACGACATGAGTTCCGTCGACTTTCTGATAAGAAAGCGTAACTTCCTTTGGTCGTTTAACAGACAACCACAATCCAGGATATGACAAGCATCCCTCCTTTGCAAGTTCCGTTTCCTTTGATACGGAGATTACTTTGGGATTAAAAATATTCTTACGATTGGTGTCATCACTTCCCATAACAAAAACCTTGGCATCGATACCCACCTGATTGGCGGAAAGACCAAGTCCTTGGAGACGACGACATTCATCCCACAATGTATCAGCAAGTTCCTGAGCATTCTGTTTTTCAAAATCAAAAGCAGTCGGGATATTACGCAACTGCGGATCTGTAAATTTAAGTAGTTCCATTATACCACCATTTCACTATAATTATTTTTCTTTTCAAATTTGATCAAACTGCGGAACTTATCGAACAGTTGATCACCCTTGTGACTGATTACGAAAACATTAGTATCTTCGCCAACAGTATCCAACAGGGACATAACGTAATCAGTTCCGTTATTATCCAACGATGAGTCGAATACTTCATCAAGAATCAACAGGTTTGTTGCAACACTGTTCTTCATCTTAGCAATAGTTCGCCAGGTAAACAGGAGGGCTAGATCGATTCGCTGCTTTTCTCCTTCCGAGAATGAAGCATAACTGAAGTCATCGCGATGGCGGGACTTGATTGTTTCGTCGAACTTTTCATCAAGATTAAACTGAACAAAGAAGTCCATTGCCTGAAGATATTTATTCACCAGTTTATTGATAACTGGAAGATACTGCCGAATAATCTTAGTCTTAATACCAGTATCCTTGAGGAGTGTTGAGACAACTTCCATGTAATGCTTTTCTTCATTCAACCTTGCCTTCTCGGTATTCTGAGAGACAACTTCCTTTGCAAGTTGCTTTAACTTATCCTTCTCAACATCAATATCAGCAGTCTTAGTTTTAATGTCATTCAGTTCTAGATTGAGTGCCTGAACAAGACGTTGCTGAACAATGATCTCATTGTTATTGGTAAGAATTTGCTTGTTCAGTTCTTGGATTTGTTCAACTAGAGCATTATCCTGCGCGATAAGTTCTTCGAGTTTTGTAAATTCTTCCTGGAGTTTCTCCATTCCTGAAGAAAGTTCTTCGATTTTCTCTTGGCGAGACGATACGATTGTTTCTTTGTGGTCATGGGCAATACCCTGCTGACACGTAGGACATTCGTCCGTTTCATTATAGAACGCCACCTCCTTTTGAAGATCGCGGAGTTGAGTGGAAAACTTGGTTTTGAATTGTTCGAGTTTCTTTTGCTTACTGGTAAGATCTCCGAGCAATGCACGGGCATCTTCTTGCGTAATCTTTTTACCTTCGAGCGTAGTAACAAGACTTTGGAAACTCGCGATGGATAATTCACCTTCCTCAATTCGGGAGATAATTTCGTCAACTCTCTTTTCCTTGTTTGCTTCCAGCGTGTCAACATATTCTTTTTGAATAGTTGCCTTCTGCTTCAAGACTTCCAGTTTGTTTTCTGCTTCGCTAACCTGATCTTTGAGAGCAGTCATCTTATCCTTCAGAACTGTGTTCATCGTAGTAAAGATCTGAATGTCAAGAATGTCTTCAATGATTTCGCGACGAGTAAATGGTGGCAACTGCATGAATGGAGTAAACGAAGCAGACCCCAGAATAACAATCTGCGTAAATGATTTGTAATTAAACTTGAGAATTGATTCTTCAAGATACTTCTGATAGTCTCTAGCAGCAGCATCCTGATTGATCACTTCTCCACCAGATTCAATCTCAAAGACATTCGGTTTAATACCACGAACAATCTTATAGTCTTTGCCACCTACTGAGAACTCAATCTCAACAACAAGATTCTTCTTATTGATTGAGTTTAGCAGTTGCGGTTTATTAATATTGCGGAATGGTTTACCGAACAGACCGAAGCAGAGCGCATCAAGGAAGGTCGATTTACCGCCACCGTTCTCGCCAACAATCAGAGTGCTTGGCGAACGATTCAAATGAATTTCAGTAAACGTATTACCAGTTGATAGAAGATTCTTCCACCGTATTGTTTTAAAATAGATCATACAGAAACGTGCTGTGCCTCAATATACAAAGTTCTCAGTAAGTTTTTAATTTTATCTTTATCAAGGTCGGTTGAAACTGTGTCAACAAAATCAGAAAGAACTGTCATTGTATCCTCAATGTCAAGTTTTTCATCTTCCATTGCCTCGGTCTCAAACTCTGAGAAGTCTTCAATAATTTTTAATTCGATCAGGTTGCAATCATACAACTTGTCCACGAAACGATCAAACTTATAGAAGTCTGTTTTCTTTACGACAACTAATCGAACACAACTCCCCACAAGTGTGCTAAGATCAAGCAAACTAGGGTCACCAGTAGTGTCATCATAGTAGATTTTATGAAAGATTTTAAATGGGTTCTCATGAAATTCTATCTCATTCGTTTCCGTATCATAGAGGTGATACCCTCGTGGATCATTATAATCGCTCCAAGTAAACTCATAGGTATTACCAAGATAGACAATGTTACCAGACCGACTCCGATGATGAAAATGACCAGAGCAAACAAGAGGGAATTTATCAAACTCTGCAGTATCCATCCCATGGTCATTCTTATGCCCACGATACATTTCAAAACCTGAAAATTCAAAGTGTCCAAATACTGCTTGTGCATTGCTTTCCTTTACAACTGCCATAGTTTCGGCGTAGTTACCCGAACAGATCCACGGCACAAGCAGCAGATTTTTACCGTCGAGAATAATTTCTTCTGCGTCAGAGTATGTAATGATATTTTCATACTCTCGCAATAGAAGGTCCAACGAGTTTACGTCATTGGTGTTCTTGAAGAACGTGTCGTGATTACCTGCGATCATGTGAACGTCGATACCAAGTTCGGCGGTCTTATCGAAAAAGTATTCACGACACTTCTTCAGTGTGTTATAGTTGATGAACTTGCGTCGATCGAAAACATCACCAAGGTGAATGATAGTCTTGATTCCTTCGCGTTCAAGATGAGGGAAAAACACCTCAGTGTAAAACTTCGCGAAGAAGTTATCAAATGGAATAGAATCTGACCTAGCACCGAAGTGGGTGTCAGTGATCAACGCAATCTTCATACTCGAACCTTTTATTTACTTTGCAGGTGGGGTTGCCGTTGCGTTAGCGGGAACAACTTCTTCCAACTTTTCCTCGGTAGTTTCCTGAGGGACTTCGTCCGAAAGACGCTTCAAAATAATCTGACCATTGCAGATCATGTAGTGCTGACCATCACCAAGTTTGCTGGACTCAAGATAAATGCACGCAGCATTCTGCTTAGAGATTTCTTGGACTTGATACTTATGTTCCGCTGCGGAACTGATCAGAGAATATGCGCCAGTGAAAAACAACCCAGTGAAAATCAGCATCCAGTAGTTATCCGCAACCCACTTACCAACAGGGTTCTGCTTAACGAGGGTCTTGGCAGCGTTGAGGTCAATCTTATCAGTCATTAATTTATCCTTATTCACAAGAGTAGATATTCTCATATTACCCTAAATCAAGAGAATTGTCAATGATTTTTTTATCAAGATATTTCGGTCGCCTCTTCGGAAGAGCATTTTTCTTAGGTTCATCTGGTTTATCGTACTCATCTATCATATCCATTTGCTTCTTGACATAATCGATAAACTCGTTGCCGTATTCACCAGTATCATGATCCTGCGTAATAAGGTCATGCATATCAATATTTCTCATGTATCGATATTTGGTTTGCTGTTGCCTCTTTTCCTTTTGGATTCTACGAAGAAAGGCATAGTAGGTGATTTGTGTGAAGTACGCGAAGGGATTCTTAGACTTATCAGGATCGAAGTTGTCAATGTAAGTAATGCAGTTCTCAATGCCATCAGAAATCATTTCCTCGCGATAGGTATAGTTGATAAAATTGCTTTTGTATGCAAGGTGGTTTGCAATCTTAAGAAAACACTCGCCAAGATAATTTGGCACACGTGGTTTAGTTGTTCCTGCCTCAATAGAAGCAAGCACCCCATTGCGATACTTAGTAATCTCTTCTAAGAACTTTGAGTTGTCCACGTAATGGACATTGTTCTTTTTGTTTTTCTTGAATGGTACTTTTTCGTTCATGTTTTTCTCCATCTCATAGTATCTTATACTATATTTTTTCACTAAAGTCAACTTTTTTTCATTGACATTTCTTTGGAAAAGAGTATAATCGACTATGTCGCATTATGAATAATAAGCTTTAGCTGTCAGTTAAGTAAGTTCTTATCCTTGAGCAGTGCTGCTCTGATCGTCTCCAGATCCATATCCAAATCTTCGGGGGGATCCTCGTCTGACAAAGACGGACCTGAGATATATCTGTTGTATTGTTCTAAAAGATTCTTCTTCAATGTGCAGATCGTAACAATTTCACAAGTCGGGATAAGGAATTTTTTCTCATCAGAGATACCAATCCAAGGTTTCAGTAGAAACGTTTCGCCCATCATATCGTTCTGCATGACAGGGTATGGCACAACTGCGATTGGGTTCTCTATCCACAGAGACTCTTCATTGTTATTGCGCAAGACTCCAATGACAAGTTCGCCATTGTTAAATTTAATTACCTTTGGTTCCATCAGTTGGGATCCTCACCAGTTTATATTTAAAACCTTCTTCATTGTATAATTTGATTCTCTCTATCATATGCTGTAGAGTATAATTCTTTCGACTTTTCCAAGTCAGATCGTCGCCAATATCAAACAAACGGCAGGAAGTCTTATCGTTACCCTTACGTAATCCTCTACCAATCGACTGGAGATTTCTTATCCTAGATTTCGACGGAGAAGCGAATATAACATTATGCAGATTTCTTATATTTATTCCCGTTGAAAAGGTGCCATACGAAGCAATAATAATCGCATCGCTTTGTTGTTCGGTAATCTCACGAACCTTTTCTCTTTGCTGAGTATCAGTTCCGCCATGAACAAAGAAGACGTGTCGCTTTTCACCAACCTTCTGGTTGATCAGATCGTATAGCACAGCACCATGCTTCTCGACAAACTGAAACAGAACTAGGGTGTTGCCCTTCTGCGTAGTTGCCAGATTTTTAATGATGGTGTTTCGTTTCTGATGCGTTACCAACCAGTCCATTTCTTCCTGATAGGTATACTTTGTCAGCGCCTTCTTTTCTTCATCGGTATAATCGAGAACGAGGCAATGAATATCAAGATCTGCGACCGATCCTTGGTCCATGAGTTCTTTGGTGGAGATTACCTTGTGAACTTTACCGAACAAACCTTCGAGAATCAACTTGTGTGTTTTAGTTCCGTCGAGGGTTCCTGTTGTTCCGATCCGGAACTTAGTTTTGGTGCACTTATTGAAGATTGATGTTAGGGATTTCGCTTTGAAAAGATGCGCTTCATCCCCGTAAATGACATCAAACTCGTCAAAAAATTTCTTAGGTAATTTGTAGATTGACTGCCATGTTGATATTGTAATGGGATACTCATTCGACTTCTCGAACCCTGAATAGATTCTCGCACAATTGTAACTTGCTTTCCAGTCTGTTTCGGAGGCATAATCTTGGAAGTCCTTATACATTTGTTCAACCAGAGATGTGGTGGGAACAATGATTAATTGCTTGCGCCCAAACTGTTGGTGGTAGCGCATTAGTAGATAGATGATCAGGGATTTACCAGAGGCAGTTGGTGAGAGTAGCAGAGTGCGTCCGATGCGTATCGCATACTTGACAGCGTCTAACTGGTAGTCTCGCGTCTCGATCGGACTGCCCTGTGAGTGTAGATTCAGCGACTCGGCAAATTTTACAAGATCGTCTAGATTAATCGGATCGCCGATTCTTTCCATCTGAACATCCATCTTGTAGTCAAGACGTTCAGCAAATTCTCTTAGATATGGGAGTAGACCAACATAAAGTTCTTTGGTCCACATATTGAATAGTCGCGCTTTACCATCCCAAAGTTTAGCACGGTAAGTAGGCATAAATCTAGCACCAGGAACCTCGAAGGTGAAGTAATCGTTTAATTCTTGCGCAATGCTTGGATCGCACTCGACGTTCAAATATACTTCATCTTTTTTGGTAACTGTTAGATCGCTCACATTAACCCATTTGTAAATTTGGTCCACTCGATAGCAGACTTAATGTCCCATGTCCTACTATTTAGTGACCGCAGAATTTGCTCTAATTGATATAGAACTGCCTTGACGTAATCAATCTTGTCTTGAATCTTGATTAGATCGTCATCGCATTGAAGAACATCATCCATCTCATTCTTGAGCGGTTTCAATCCTTGGTATTGATTCCATCCCCATTCTTCAAGTTCTTCCCGAGTAAGTTCGCCCTTGTAGTATCTAAGTTTAGTCTTACGCATGCGGAAGTAATCTGCCTCTGTCTTACGCAACTGCAACTTGGCATTGGTAAGCAGGTTCAAATATTTTGCGTGTAGTTCTGGGGTTTTGGTGGATTCTGGACCAAGATTTAATTGATCAATCTTGCAGTCTTTCGCCCACAACTCTTGGATTTCAGATAATTTCATATGCCCTCACTAGAAAAAATAATATAACTATACCGTGTTTTTTGACAAAAGTCAATACTTAAAGTGCTTCTACCGTATAATGACGATATTTAAATGCGGCAATCCCGACCAAGAAGTCTGCTCTACCAGAACTGATGTCAAAGTCCAGTCCTTCTAGACTGACAGGGAACACATCATAGTATGTAATCTTTACGTTTGGATTATTATCAGAGTCGAGAATAAAGAAGTCTGCGTCCGAGAAGTTTCCTAGAGCACCAAGACGTTTGTCTGAGATAGCAGGGAATCTATAACGTTGTGACTCGTTCCAGTTTTTATACTGATCATGATTCTCTGGGAACCCAAGACCAATTAACCAATTATATAATTCGAGATAGTTACTCATGTTCTCTTGAACGAGGAAACGAATAACCAGATCACCATAAGTTAGTTTATCACCAGGATATGGGATATCGGATAGCGGTGTTGCAACTGTAGGCGAACCCATTTGAATTGCTGGGATATTCGCTGCCTGACAGAAATAAGAAACGTTTGGTAGGTTGTGAATCTGGAATTTAAATCCATTGGGTTTCAGATAATCGAGATCGCTTGGTTGCTGATTCGACCAATTCGCCTCTGTAACGCCAAGTTCTGTTTTTAGTACCATAGGATCCTCTTAGTTTCCTACTATTTATAATGAAAATGGGGAGAGCATTTCTGCTCCCCCCAGTTTCTTAGCAACCCTCTCTCTAATGGAGAGGTATCGATTACATAAGGTTAGTAACCTTAACGCGACGATAGTATTGGTTGCGGTTAGCAGTGAACGTATCAGCGTCAGTTGTACCGTTCGACTGAGTTACGAATGGGTTAGCGATCATACCGTAACGAGTCTTGAAACCAATTTTTGGTTGGAAGGTGTTAGGATCGATAGCACGAACCATTTGTAGTGGAACGTATGGGCAGTAGAAGATACCTGCGTCATAAGCATTCGAACCCTTATAACCAACAACATAGAACTGCGATGCAGCGCCAGTGTTTGCTGAGTAAGGATCGATGAATACCTTGTAACGACCGTTCAGAGTACCAGCGAAGGTGTTACCTGTGTCGTCCGAAGACAGAGTTGGCGAACCAGAAAGCGCACCACCTGTGTCAAGCATACCTGCCATTGCAAGAGCAGCAGCAACGTCTGACGAACAGATAATGAAGTTACCCTTACCACGACGAGTGTCTTGAGCGATTACGTTAGCGTCACGTTCAATGTTGAACAGAAGACCCTTGAAACGCTCAACCGACCAACGACCGTTTGAGTCAACGTCAAGGTCGAAAGTACCAGCAGTTGCAGTCGATGCTGCACCAGGTTTAGCAACCTTGTAGATTGTGCGGATAACTTCGCGGTTGATTTCAGCAAGAATTTCTTGTGAAAGGATGTTCGAGAGTTCTGACTCAGCGTCAAGACCGTGAATTGCCTTGAGATCCTGTGCCAGTTCGACTGTGTATTCTGCCTTCAGCGCACGTGTCTTAGCAGTTACAGTTGTCTTTTCGATGCTGAATGCCATTTCGTTGAAGTCAGTGCCCGAAGGATCACCAAGTGCTTCAGCGTCTGCAGTAGCAATACCAGTACCAGTTGTGTAAGAACCGTCAACTGGGTTTGAACCAGCGTGAGTTCCTGTACCCGAGAAGTCGGTGTCTGCTTCGTTGAAGAGTGCTTCTGTGCCGTTCATAGCAGCATAGCGCGACTTCATTGCGAAGATAAGACCAGTTGGACCAGTCATAGGTTGAACGCCAGCAACGTCGTATGCCATTAGGTTTGGCAGCGCACGACGAACGAGCGAGATTAGGATTGGGTCGTAGCGGTCAAGATTGTCAGCACCACCAGTGGTTGCTTGAGCAATGTTGTTTGCTGCTGGGGTTGTTTCCCAAAGAGCCGAACGCTCTTCACGGAGTGCCTTTTCTTGGTTTTCAAGAACTACTGCTGTAACCGAACGGCGATAGTTGTCCTTGATTTCACCAAGACCTTCATGATTGAGAACAGGTTCCCACTTCTTTGTTAATTGTTCTGAAAGAAACATTTAGTTTTCTCCTCTAAGGTGTTCAAT